AAAGGGGTTTCAATATTAAACAGGTAGGCTTCGACCGGAAATTTGGCCGGGAGTTTTTCCTTGAGATGAAACGAGCAAGTTTCCGGATAGAAGATACGCCGCAGCTTTACCACTTTAAGTCCGAAGGTTTCCGGCATATTGAAAAGAAAGTAAAAGCCGGCAAATTCTATTATCTGCATAGCGACGCCTATGAGTATTGCGTGCAGAATGTTCATGCCATAGAGCAGGTAGATGATGCAGTGAAATATGAGAAAGTGTTGCCAACACAGAGGATTGACTTATTCGATGCCTCTGTTTTTGCGTGTATGCAGATGCTCAAAAATCTAGCTAAATCTGGCACAGCCAAGAAATGGCTGAAAGGTGGTGAGTAGATGGGAATTTTAGATTGGTTTTCAAGAAAACGAAAGACAAGGGCGGAGCCAAAATCTGCTTTAGAATGGTTTCTGATGAATGACTCTGACACATTGGCAGTCCCTGGATATACCCGACTATCGGACAACCCAGAAGTAAGAATGGCGGTTCACCGGATAGCTGATCTGATCTCATCCATGACAATCTATTTGATGCAAAACACCGATGACGGGGACATCAGAATCAGGAACGAATTATCCCGGAAAATTGATATTAACCCTTACAGCCTGATGACCCGAAAAGCGTGGATGTACTGGATAGTTCACACCATGCTACTGGAGGGCCAAGGCAACAGCTTTGTTTACCCAAAACTAACCGCTGATGGACTAATTGACGAGCTGGTACCCATGCAGCCCTCAAAAGTCAGCTTTTTAGCAACCGCTGATGGTTACCAAGTGAGATACGAGGACAGGATATACAGCCACGATGAAGTGCTACACTTTGTTAACAATCCGAACCCGGAGGAACCTTGGAGGGGCAGGGGCTACCGGGTAGTGCTGAAAGACATTGTTAACAATCTCAAGCAAGCAACTGCAACAAAGAAAAGCTTCATGTCTGGGAAATACATGCCTTCGCTTGTCGTAAAAGTAGATGCTACGACTGCAGAATTGTCCAGCGAAGAAGGCCGAAATGCAGTATTCAAGAAGTACCTTGAAGCTACAGAAGCAGGACAGCCTTGGATTATTCCGGCAGAGCTGCTGGAAGTGGAGCAGGTGAAGCCGCTTTCATTGAAAGACATTGCTATCAACGAAGCGGTAGAGATTGACAAAAAGACAGTAGCTGGCATATTTGGAGTGCCTCCTTTTTTCTTGGGCGTAGGAAAGTACAACAAAGATGAATACAACAACTTCATCAACTCTACCATTTTGCCGCTTGCCAAAAGCATTGAGCAGGAACTGACCAGGAAGCTACTTTGGAGCCCGGATTTGTACTTCAAATTCAACCCTCGCAGCTTATATGCTTACGACCTCAAAGAATTGGCTGATGTCGGCAGTAATATGTATGTCCGCGGAGTTATGACCGGTAACGAGGTCCGGGACTGGCTTGGCATGTCGCCGAAAGAAGGATTGTCCGAGTTGGTTATTCTTGAAAACTATATACCGCTTGGCATGATTGGCGACCAGAAGAAACTTATCCAAGGGGGTGACGACGATGGACAGGAAGATTAGGCAAACCCGAAGCCTGCAAACAGAACTCAAAACTAGGGCAGAGCCAGACGCTCAGAATATGTATATCGAAGGTTACTTTGCAGTTTTTGGCCGAGAAACAGAGCTTTGGCCGGGGGCATTTGAAGAGATAGCGCCAGGTGCTTTTGACGAAACCTTAAACAACGACATCCGGGCACTCATAAACCACGATACAACATTGGTGTTAGGCAGAAACAAAGCCGGGACACTGGAGTTAAAAGCCGATAGTTACGGTTTGTGGGGTAGGGTAAAAATCAACCCAAACGACAGCGATGCAGTAAACCTTTATGAGCGAGTGAAACGGGGGGATGTGGACCAATGCAGTTTCGGCTTCAATATTATCGAGGAGGAAACAGAGTGGCGGGAAGATGGCACTGTTAAATGGCGATTGACAAAGGTGGACCTGCACGAAGTTAGTATTTGTACTTTTCCAGCGTATGAGGAAACTGGGGTACAGGCCAGAAAGGCAGAAGTTGAACAGCACCGGCAAAGGCTTCTTGAGGCCAAGAAAAATAAGTTAAGGGAGAGGATGAGAAGATGCTTAAGCAGTTAATGATTGCCAAAAAGATTGAGCAGCGTAAAGCGGAATTAGTCGCCTTAGTTGAGCAGGAAACCGCTTTGAAAACCAGAGAGGCAGAATTAGAGGCGGCTATCGACGAGGCTAAAACCGATGAGGAATTGGCCGTAGTTGAGGAAAACGTCGGTAAACTGGATGAGGAGAAAAAAGAGCTTGAGGAAAAGAAATCCAAGCTCGAAGGCGAAATCGCCCAGTTGGAGGGCGAACTTGAACAACTTAATGCCAAAGATCCAACAAGAAACAATCCTCCGGCGCAAGGCACGGGGAGGAACGAAATTAACAAAGGGGGAGAGGTACGAATGAAAAGAGGATTTTTTGCCGGCATGAATAGGGGCGAAGTTGAGTCTATTATCGCCCGTGACGAAGTTAAAGACTTTCTGACCAGAACCCGTGAACTTATGACCGAGAAGCGTGCTGTTACCGGAGCAGGTCTGCTTATTCCTGATGTATTGCTTGGGCTGTTACGTGATAATTTACACCGTTACAGCAAGCTGATTACCCGCGTAAACCTCAAAGTAGTCGGTGGAACGGCCCGTCAGAACATTGCCGGAGCTGTACCTGAAGCGATCTGGACTGAAATGGTCGGCACCCTGAACGAAATGGATATAGTATTCAATCAGATTGAGGTTGACGGTTATAAAGTTGGCGGATATATCGCAATTCCTAACTCCATACTGGAAGATAGCGACATCAACCTGGCCGATGAGATCATGGCTGCTTTGGGTCAGGGGATCGGCCTTGCTCTGGATAAGGCTATCTTGTATGGTACTGGGGTGAAAATGCCGGTTGGCATTGTGACCCGCCTGGCTGAAACTGTTCAACCTGCTTACTGGGGAGTAAATGAGCAGGCATGGACTGACTTAAGTGAATCCAACTTACTGGTAAGTGATCCCGCAGCGGCAACTCCGGCATCATTTTTCGCTGATTTAGTTGCCAAATTAGGAATTGTCCAAGCTAATTACAGTAACGGAAATCTGTTCTGGGCTATGAACACCCAGACTTACCGGACCCTGCAGAGCAAGGCAATTAACTTCAATGCTGCGGGCATGGTAGTTGCTGGCGTTCAGAATACAGTGCCGATTATTGGTGGTGATGCTGTACTGCTTGACTTCATCCCGAATAACCATATTATCGGAGGTTATGGTTCTCTGTACCTGTTGGCCGAACGCGCAGGCGTAAAAATGGCTCAGTCTGAGCATGTTCAGTTTATCCAGGACAATACCGTATTTAAGGGTACTGCCCGGTACGATGGCCGCCCGGTATTCGGCGAGGCCTTTGTTGCACTCAATATCAGCCAGGAACAGGATGCCGTTGCTCCCGATCCGCCTGATGTAGCGTTTGCACCGGACGTAGCAAACCCTTAGACGCGTTCCTATCGGGGCTGGCGATAGGGACGCTTGAGCTTACACCGCCCTTCAGCGGGTCGGTGATAAGTTATGCAGCCACAACTTCAAATGCTACAAATGTAATTACGGCAACCGCTCTAAAAACGGGGGCAACGGTAGAAATTAAAGTCAACGGCGCAGCTCACGCTAATAAGGCGGCGGCCACCTGGTTGACGGGTAAAAATACCGTGACTGTTAAGGTGTCATTCGGCACAACGGTTAAAACTTACACCGTGATTGTCACTAAAACGGGGACTTTGGGATCACTTACAGTCGCCTCAGCAGCTGGCACTGAAGAAGGTGATACTGCAATAACTGTAACTGAAGCTTTAACTGCCGGTTGCAAATACAAGTATAAGACAGCAGTTGCCGTAGATGTCCCTGCGCTTGATGACGATCTTAGTACTTGGACTGACTGGGACGGTGAATCCGATATTACAGCGACTACCGGTGATGAAATAGTAATTGCTGAAGTATCGTTCGACAACCTATGCAAGAAGGCGGGTAAGGGTGCTGTTGTGGCGAATGACGGC